TGTAACGGTTGTGGATGCGTCCTCAGCTTGCGGACCGGATAAGAGTCCAGGTACGTTAGAGATAAGCTACTCTTTTGAAGGGCAACATCTTCAAGATCCTGACACTGGCAAAATCAGTGGAACGGATTTGCGTTCACTTCTAAGAAGTGAGACGACTATCGGATGGAAGATTGCCCCTGAAATTCCTGTGGCTGGTGATGAAATCGAAACAGGCACGGGATATCTTTCTGAGTTAAGCAGCACTTATGCTTTTGATTCGGTGGGAACATTTACCGGAACGCTTCAACCATTTGGAACACCTACTTTAAGCATTGAAGGCGGAGGCGGTGGATTTACTATCGGTCAACCATACTTAGGTGGCATTATTGCGTGGTTAGATGTTGGAGGTACTACTGGTATAATTGTTCAAGAAAATATATTTGGTGGGAAGTTATTAGCTAGATATTCAGATGTTTGGTCTACTCCTGATAATAATGATACTGGTGCTACTAGTACAGGATGGGGATTTGGTACATTTAACACAAATGATATAATCGCTAATACAACAACATCTATAGCTTTAACAATTTTTAACGATACTTATGGTGGTTTTTCTGATTGGGTAATGCCTAGCTTAGATGACATGGCAAACATTTTAAGCAATGGTACAATTTTAAACATAGGTGCAGCGAGTTATTTTACATCTACTCAAAATGATAATACAAGTGTAAAATCATTTGATTGGGATGAAACAACTGCTACACAATTAAACTTAAATAAGAATTTGACCTTAGAAGCTTTTGGAGTTAAGTATTTCTAAACATAAAACATAAAACATGAGCTACATCACTATCAATCTTGGCGGAAAGTCAAGGGGTTTAAAGTTCAACCAAATGGCAATTGAACTTATCGGGCAGTATAACGATGCCCAAACGACTACAGGGTTCCTTTACGCCATGATTTACGGCGGACTTAAAGGGAATGCGTATGTAAAAAGGGAAGAGTTAGAATTGACGTTTGAAGAGGTCTGCGACCTAATTGATGAAATGCCTAACAAAGAAGTAGTAGCGCAAGAAGCGAGCAAAGTGTTAGCAGATACGCAGATTTGGAAGGACCTTGTAAAGAAGGGTGAAGAGATAGAGGAAGACAAAAAAAAAGTTATAGAGAACAATGCTACGACAATTTAAAGTTTGCTTTAGGTAAACTTGGTTGGACAGCATATCAGTACTATACGGCCTTACCGATTGAGTTTTACGCAGCGTGTGAGGGTTACAATGAGAAGCAAAGAGAATCGGCAATGATCATTCGCTTTGCTTCTTATCGTATAGCGGAGTGCTTCGCAGGAACAAAAGCGGTCAAGAACATTGAGACTTTCTGGCCAATGAGTGACAAGGAAGAAAACAAAGTAGACATGACTAAAGAGAGATACGATGCAATTTTGAAACGACACAAACTAAAAGTTAAGTAAGATGGCTGAAGAGATAAAGATAGTCGCCTCGGCGGTAGGGTTTGACCAAGTTCAAAAGGGCTTGAACAATACTACGACTGCTTTGAAAACAACGGCTGACCAGGCGCAAAAGACAGGACAAGCACTTAACAGCTCACTTAAGCCAGGTGCAGCACAAGCCGGACAATCACTTGTTAACTTAGGAAGAATTGCTCAGGATGCGCCATTTGGATTTATAGCCATTCAGAACAACATATCACCACTTATTGAATCATTCGGAAGATTAAAGACTGAAACAGGATCAACCGGGGGCGCATTAAAGTCTTTAGTCGGTGGGCTTGCTGGTCCTGCGGGGCTTGGTCTTGCTGTGAGTGTTGGAACCGCACTTCTTACAACCTTTGCTGGTAAAATGGGTAAAAGCAAAGAGGAAACCGATGCTTTTACAAAGAGTTTAAATTCTGCTAAACAATCTGCAACTACAACCGCAGTAAGTCTTCAATCCTTAATAAAAGTTGCACAAGATGAAACCAAATCGAATGAGCAAAGAAATGAGGCATTAAATCGCGCCAATAAAATAATGGGTGATTACGGCGAAAAGTTAACTTTAGCCAATATAGCCACTGAAAAAATAACAAAACAAACTGAGTTATTTACGCAAGCTTTAATCGCTGAAGCCCTTGCTGCAAAATATGCTGATAAAGTTGCAGAATTAACAATAAAGCAAGCAGAAGCAAGACTTGCACTTGCAAAAAATGAGCAATTTCTTGCTAAGATTAGAAAGCAAGTTGCAGGGGAGCAAATAAATTTAAATACAGGAACAACAAAGAGTTCAAGCTTGTTAGCTATAGCTCAGGGAAATGTTGTAAAGGAGCAAGAGAATTTAAACGAGGAAAATAGGCAATTAAATGAGACTACTAGATTACTTAATGAATCTAAAAATATTGCTACACAAAATTTTGGTGATATAGGTAAAAAAGCAAAGGATTCAGCAAAGGAAATAGAAACCGTAGAAAGTGTTCTTGCAAAGCTTAGAAAAAATTTAGCGGATGAAAACCTTCTTTCTAGAATTTTAGGAACACCTAGATTTGATAAAATACAAAAAGATTTTAGTCTTGTCGAAGGTGCAATAACAACACTAGTTCAAAAATTTAATCTTACTCCTTCTGACAATAGATTGCTAAAGCTACAAATTCAGATAAGCAATCTTCAATCTGCATTAAAGCCAGCGGAAATAATAAAGTTTGCCACTAAAACAAAGGCAGAAATAGAAAAAGGATTTCAGCAGTTAAAGGGTGTAAAGATTCTGCCTGAAATTAGTGTAGAAGGTGGAGTTAAAAACATTAAGAATCTAGAAAATTTAACCGAATCTATAGGCACATTCTTTGAGAATGCAGCGGTAGATATAGCTACTAATTTCGGTGAGACTTTAGGACAAGTCATTACTGGCACTGCTAATTTTGGCGATTTCTTTGCAGGGCTTTTTAATGTTTTAGGTAAAGGAGTTGAATCGTTGGGTAAAGATTTAATAAAAATAGGAACGGCGGCACTTATCGCAAAACTTGCGTTAGATCAAGTCCTTGCCAATCCATTTGCCGCAATTGCTGCGGGTGTTGCTTTAGTTGCACTTGGTTCATTAATTTCTCAGGCAACAAATAGACAAAGATTTGCGGTCGGTACAAGAAACGCACCTGGTGGAATGGCTTTGGTAGGGGAAAGAGGACCGGAGCTTGTAAACTTGCCGAGAGGATCACAAGTAATACCAGCGGCGCAAACATCAAATATGATGGGCGGTTTTGGTGGTTCGGTTGAAGTGTTCGGAGTGTTACGCGGTCAGGACATTTACTTTAGTAATAAAAAATACGGTCAGACATACGGCCGAACAACATAAAACATGGCATACGGACTAAGATATACAGCTGACTTTGATGCGTTAACAATAGCTCCGCTAAATTTTACGCTGAACATCTATAAAAACAACTATGTCGGTTCTACTGACACGATAACTTTATCTTCTGCGCCTGCGTTACATGAGTGGCAAGACGATGATCCGTTTAAAGCAATAAAAGGTTCTACTTTAACTTGCGGAATCATAAACGATGGCACAGTTTCCCTTTTTGATTTTTACAGCGATAATGATAATGAATTTTACATTGAACTAATTTGGAACGCAACTGGTGAGACACTTTTTAAGGGTTTTATCTTGCAAGACGATTGTTCAGAAATCTTAGTTGATTTTGCGCATGAGATAAGCATAGTGGCTACTGATAACTTGGGATTGTTAAAAGACATCACACTTGGTGAAGCTGCGGAGTTTGCAGGTCCTCCATCAACTAAAACAGGCATTTTAATCGGTTATACGTTTCCTACAACATTTGGAACTAATGACACAAGAATTGCAGTGTTAAAAGCAGGTCAACAATTCACAATTGAGAACGGCGCAAATGCTGGCACTTATACGTTATTAAGCATTAGTTACAATTCTTTTACTACGGCTTACACATTGGTTGTGGCAGAAACAATTCCATCTTCAACAGCATATTCAGCCGACATAACCTGGAATGATGCAATACCTTTGGATGGGTATGTTTCACTTCTTACTTTAGTTAAGCTTTGTTTAAAATCAACAAATGTTACTTGTAGTCTTCGCGTTATGAGTGAGCTTTACCCGGTTGGCGGCGCGACTGGTAGGTGGTTAGATGACACTTTTGTTTTAGGTGAATCATTTCTGCAAGACAATTCTTACATGTCGTGTTATGATGTGTTAGAGAAGATTATGTCTAGGTTTTATGCAAGTTGTTTCCAAGCTCATGGCTTTTGGTACATTGTGAGATACGGAGAAACATTTAAAATAAACACTTCAACTTTGTCTTTGGATAGATTTAAAGGTTACGTTTACAGCAATGATTTTGTTTATCAGGTAGATTATCAAGAAGATATTACTATGATAATTGGTAATCCATCGACTTATAAGTTTGAATCTGCTTTGCTAAATTCTATTTTGCGACCTTATAAAAGTGTTCAAGAAACATTTAATTATAATCAGCCCGAAGATTTGTTAAAAAATGCAAATCTTAATGAATTAGGTGCTTTAATTAATCAATATACAAGCGGCTCAAATACAATAAGAGAATACGAGCTAACTTATTGGTTTAATTGGGATGGCACAGGTGGACCATTTCCATCAAGATTTATTCGAGTTGTAAGCGATACAACTACAGGAAATGAGATAGAAAGATATGCAGTTGTAACAGGAATTACAGCAGACGTTTCGAGATCTGCACAATCAACGGATATTGAATTAGGCAAAAATGATATTATAACTTATACTTTTGATTTTAAAACTGATGTATCACAGCCCGGCAATGTCAATGCAATTTTTTCGGTAAGATTAAAAGACGGAACAACAACTTACTATCTTAATGATGCAGGCAGATGGACTACACTTGTTGGCTTTACTTATTCCGTTCTTGCAGGTGATAACACTAACGAATGGCATACAGTTACTATAACTTCTATTCCTGCGCCATTTGATGGAATTCTTAATGTTTTTCTTGGTGTGGAAACATCAAACCAAAACGATGAAACACACTATAAAAACTTTGAGTTATCAATTACAAATAGCATAACCGGACTTACTAAAGTTGTTGGACATGTACATACTGAAACCCAAACAAATAATTTAAAGAATGAATTAAGCCAAGATATATTTATCGATAACAGTCCTAAATCAACCATTGCAGGAACATTGTTTCTTAGTAGTTCAACAGGATTGCTTCGCGATAAATGCACTGAATGGACTTACACCGGTGCGCCTGTTGTTTTCAATCGTCTTGGTCAGCTTACAACGGCTGAGATGCTTTATACTAGATATATTCCTAGGTCTAAATACAACGGAACTTTATTAGCTATAAATCAATTGGATAGAATGATGAGTAACTTTCAAGTATTTAATATGGGGAATTTATACCCAAGTTTATATAATTGGATTGTGCCTGGTAGTGTTTCGATAGATTATAGAAATAATACGACTGAGTTTACACTTTATGAAGTCGCATTTAATGATACAGTCACTTACGATGTTTGGCAGTTATTCGAGGACTTTTTAGATGTAAGGTTGTATAATTTTCGTTATCTTTATAGAAACTAAATTTAATGGCATTAGTTAGCGGAAAGGACGTTATTTTAACGATAAATGATGTTATCGCAGGCGACTTACCTATCGGTTGCGCTCGTTCCGTTGTTTTTGACATACAAAGGGACATGATTGAAACATCGGGACCAGGTGACGGCTTTTTTCGTGTTTATCAACCAGCTGCCATGTCATTCACAGGATCAATAGAAGGTCTTGTTTTCCTTGACACTGATAATTCCATCAAATACACAATGGGTGGCATGTATGATATACTTATCAACGGTACTTTAATAAACTTAAAATACTACGAAACAGATCAGGGAGGCGCACACTTTTTACAAAAGGATTGCCAAGTCTATATTGAATCAATCAACGAAACGGCTTCCTTTGACAACATTGTAACTTATACGGCGACATTTCGCGGAATTGGCGCACCAACTATAACTTATGGAGATGTATAAAAAAATACTAATAGCAATTTTATTATGCTTTGGCGGTAAAGCCATCGCGCAACCATCACAATATACTCCGATGACCGCAAACGGTTATCAAATGAAGCGTGTAAAAGTGGACTCTACTTTGCACATACCTTCTTTTTGTGGCGTTCCTACTTTAAGAGGTTCTACGTCATCAATGGGCGCACTTGCTATTGATACATGTAACAATAAGCTTTATAAATATAACACCGAGTTCGAATGGACTGAAGTAGGATCAAGCGACTTTATCGATACTATATTCAGACGAAGCGACTCAGTATTTGCAAAGAAAAACGGCATAACATTATTTCAGTTCAAGGATAGTGTGGGGGGAGGTGGACCAGGAACCACGCCAACACTTCAGGAAGTGTTAACGGCTGGCAGTACAGTGACAAGCAATAATATAATAACAGGCACAACAACAACTAGGATAAGGCAGCTAGGAAGTGGGATAAAAAGTGCTTCTTTAAGTATTGATACAACGCAAATTGCTTTGGTTAATCAATCAACCAATACAAACAACTCTTTTTTATGGTTAAATCCTAATACTGCTCAATTATCTGCTAAAAGTAATGCGCTTGATCAAACCAATTATGTTGGGAATGGGTTATCTTCTATATTACAATTTACAAGAATCCCATCAACAAGCAGAAGCTTAGGAGTTGATGTTAATGGTCCATTTATGCAATCTAATGCAGGGCAATTCTATTTTCCTTTGACTTTAGGAACAACCGGACAAATACTTAAGCTTACATCACCGACTCAGCTTGCATGGGCTGACGATTCAAGCGGTGGCAGTTCAATTGATACGACAAGTTTAAGCAATAGGATTGACAGCAAAATTGATTCATTAAAGAGAAGCAGTGATTCAGTTTATGCTTATAAAAATGGGCAGTGGAACTTCCAATTTAAGGACTCAGTGGGTGGCGGTTCATCGGTAGCCAACGACACAGCAAAGGTAGTCATAGCAAAAGTTCACAATGCTACCGGAACGACTTTGCAACGTGGTGAGGTTGTTTATTTATCGGGTGCAAATGGTGATGTAGCAAGTGTTAAACGTGCCAACAACAAACAAGACAGCACATCTTCTAAAACATTTGGGATAGTTCGTAGAAACATTGCCGCTGGTGATACAGGTTACATAACAACACAAGGACAGATTGAAAAGCTTAATCTTGGGGCATTTACTTCAGGGGACATTCTATGGCTTGATTCTATAGATGGGCAGTTTACAAATGTTGTGCCTGTCGCACCTTATCACTCGGTTTTTCTTGGAGTAGTTGAAAGGGCAAATAACGGAAACGGCTTGATGTATGTAAAGCCACAGAACGGATATGAGCTAGGCGAGCTTCACGATGTTCAAATAAACGGCAAAGTAAATAATCAAATCTTAGTTTATTCCGATACACAAAAGGTATGGAAGAATAGAAGCGCATATACGGTAATTGATACAACCAAGCTTCAGCAAAAGTCACTACCTGCTTACTCAATAATGGGTAACAATACCAATGCTGCGGCGAATCCTACGGCACAAATATTTAAGCAGTTTGGAAATCAAACCTATTCAGATTCAATAACTTTTACAGGAACATTAAATCCAAGTGGTGCAATAAATCATTCGTTTCGTTGGTCGCAAATTGGAAACCTTGTAACGTTACATTTAACTTTAACATTTGCTAGCAATGGAACTATAAGTCAAGTTGGTATAGAAATTCCTGATGGATTGCCTATACCAATACTGCCAACTGGATTAATTGCTAATAATGATATAATCTGCTATGGTACTGGTTTTATGGTATCAACAACAACTGGTGTTTCAACAGTATTCTCAAAGGTATTTTTAAGACAAAATACTGGATTGACAAATGATTATGAAATTGTAATAAATCAGGGTATAGCATCAACATATAGAATTATGAACGCAACAATACAATACTTTGCACAATGATACACATAAGACAAAAATTAGACCTTACAAACAAAGTTGGCAACATTATTGCATATTCGGTAGTATATACAAAAGATTGGACATTGCCTTTAGAGCAGCATCCATCTATTGTAGAACATCCTGAAAACTTTGAAATAGTAGACGAAGAGATACCAGCACACGCACAAACTTTAATTTATAATAATTAACCTTATGACAACGGCAATGGTGACTAATATCTTAATCGGAATAGTGATAGCACTTATTACATTTTTAGGCAAAGAATTAGTTAAAAGATTGGATAGATTCGAAAAGATAGTGCAAGGTATTCTTATGTCGGATGTTGCCGTAAGTAAAGATTTAGAGCAATTGAAGGAAGATGTAAAGGATCACGAACAACGTATTAGTAACCTCGAAAAATAGACAATTATGAAATCGACATTTTTAACATTGAATGTTAGAGACCTTATCAATGGTCTTATTGTTACTGTTCTAGCCGCTGTGCTTACAATCGTACAAACAACGGTTGATGCTGGTTCACTTAGTTTTGATTGGCCCTTTATTGCTAAAGCTGCGTTGACGGCTGCAATATCTTACCTTATCAAAAACTTTTTAACCAATTCTGGCGGCACTTTCTTTAAGAAAGAAGCTAAGTAATAAAAGGGGCTTCGGCCCCTTTTCAATTTGTCATAATGAAAACTAACATATCAAGGGAATACAGGCGCAAATATCCTGACATGCCAACCCTAAAGCTTGCCCGGATCATGTATAAGGAGAACAATCTTCTCTTTAAAGATGTTGAGAATGCAAGACAATGCCTAAGAATGATAGAGGGTAAATTAGGGAGGAAACAATTTAAGAAGGATGTGGAAGAGTTTCACAGGGAAGAACGACCGAGAAACCCTTACAACTTGCCAGCGACCGAAGAAACAGTCTACGAACCGTTCATCTTCCCAAAGCATAAAAAGGTAGGTATCCTTTCGGATATACACCTACCCTACCATAACTTAGACGCACTTACCGAAGCTTTGCGAGTGCTTGCAGAAGAAAAGGTAGACGCGGTTCTGCTTAATGGCGATACAATCGACTGCCATACTTTAAGCCGCTTCATGAAGGATCCTAAGAAGCGAGACTTTAAGTATGAGCTTGACACACTTCGATCATTCTTTGATATTTTGGACAAAGTCCTTAAAGCAAAGATTTACTTTAAGATAGGCAATCACGAAGCCAGGTATGAGCATTTTCTCTACCAAAAGGCAGGCGAATTAGTCGGCATTGAGGACTTCGAGTTTGCGAATCTTATCAAGGCAAGGGAAAGAGGAATACAAATGATAGAGTCCAACCGGTTTATGAAGCTTAACGAACTTAACGGCATACATGGACACGAATACATAGGCGGAATTTCGGCACCTGTGAACGTGGCTAGGGGTTTATATCTTCGCGGTAAAGTATCGGCATTTCAGGGACATAATCACGCCACAAGCGAACATACTGAGACCGACATGAACGGCAAAGTAACAACGACTTGGTCAATTGGTTGTCTGAGTGAATTACATCCGGCATACATGCCCCTAAATCGTTGGAATCATGGCTTTGCTTATGTGGAGCTAGACGACAACGGAAGGGACTACCAATTCTTTAACAAAAGGATATTTAAAGGCAAAACACTTTAACCATGGAAAAACGCATAATGGATGACGAAATAACAAAGGAAAAAGTGGAGCTGCCCGACACAAATACAAACGAAAAAGAGGAAGAAGTTAACCTGGAAGAATGGCAGATGGAGTATAGCTCAGATGCTGACTACATACAAGCCGCAGCCGTTGCCATGTCCTCAGTTGATAGCATAGATACAGCACTACTTACAAAAGCAGATGAACAAAGAGTTAAAAGAGTAAAGAGGCAAGGGCTAAGAATTATTTCCGAATGTTTAAACAATTTATACAATGAAATCTTTGACGATAGCACTAGCGACACTGGTGACACTGATTAGCTGCAATCCTTCAAAACTTGCGACTAAGAAAGTAAATAAGGCCTATGAACTTGATGCAAATAAAGTGGCTCAGTTCTGCACAGAAAAATTTCCAATCATAACTATCGAAACCGATACCGTTGTGCTTGTGGAGTATGACTTCATAGAGATAGAATGTCCACCAGTGCAGAAGCCCGAATGGATCTTGAAGAAGGACAGCGCAGGATCAATCAGCAAGCATGGAGTAATCACTTATAAGAAGTCAATCAAACGAGGTATTGTAAGAGTTGATACAATGCCAACAAAAGTAAAAGTAAAAACGCCAATCGTTACCAAAGTAGTTACGAAATATGTCAAGGATAGCGCACTTATAAAAATGTTAAGTGGCGAGCTTAAAAATTGTCAAACTGATTCAAGTACTTCGCTAAAAAAACTTGACAAGAAAAACGACTGGATAAAGTGGCTTATCGTTGCACTTGGTATATCAATAATACTTAACATACTATTCATAACAAATCACCGATGAATCTAATAGCATTTCAAAATAGATTAAGAACGCAGAATCTTTACACTAAGGTCAACCAAACGCAGCTTCGCGGCATGTTTGAAATTATTGCACATTGGGAGGCCAACGAAACACTAACTGATAAGCGCTGGCTTGCTTATATGTTGGCTACAGTCTATCACGAAACGGCTAAAACATTCGAACCGATTGAAGAGTTTGGCAAAGGATTAAGAAGACCATACGGCGAGAAAATAAAGCAATCAAGAAAAAGATACACTGTACCGGATAAGCTTTACTATGGTCGCGGATTTGTGCAACTCACCTGGTATGAGAACTACGATAAGTTCGGTAAGCTTCT